TTACCTGCAGCAGCATTACTTTCAGCAGCAATCACTTTTAAGGTCGCATTTGTACCCAAGTGAGTGACTGTTTTAGTGTGCTCAGACACATTGAACATTTCCTGAAGCTCAGGATCAGCTCGAATGAAGTCTCGAATTGGATTAAAACTATTATCTGCGACCTCTTTTGTGGGAGCCAACAGAATAAGCTCAGCCGACATACGATCATTTAAGATCAAAGCCACCATCATGATTCCAGCTGCAATCGTTGACTTGGTGTTTTTCTTGGAGATCAGTAAGAAGAATTCACGAATTAAACGCTTCTTCTGTTCTGGATCGTAAGCGCCAAAGATGGCACGTACAAATTCAATTACCCAATCAAGTGTGACCTCGCCCATTTTTGGACTACCCATCACATCGACCAAGATTAATTCTTTAAAAATCCGCTCTGCTACATCAGCCACTTCTGGAAAAAGCGGCTCACATGGCATGAGTGACTTTTTAGCGACAATACGTTCCTCCCAGTCTGGGCAGGATGTTGTCCATTCTGGGAGCATTGCTGACATGTTTTTTCCAACAAACTATTTAACTTGAATAATTACCAATGGAACACGATTGCGACGCGAGATTTCCTGCTCAATCTCATCTGGGTGTTCACCATGCAGAGCAAGCATTGATTCTGCTATTTGCTCATCAGTATCGTGCCCCAAACCCCAAGATGTGCCAGTTCCACGGATATTGTTTTTAATATCTAAAATAGTGTAATAACCACGGCCAAACAGTTTGGTGCAACAAATAACATATGGGTGACGGACGCTTCTCACCTCAAACCAGATATTTTCATTATCAAATTTGATTTTCTGCCCAACTTTGACAGTTTTTGGATCAATCATACTAACCTCTCTTAGCTTCTCAACTGTGAACCCAGCGTTCCAAACTTCCCACCTTGAGTGGCCTTTTTGGCCTCATCGGCTTTGGTCTCTTTTTTGCCTTTTTCAGCAACCTTGCCGTGTACGTATGGGAGTGCAGCTCTGGCAGCATTCACCCGAAGCATCATTTCATTACCACCGTTCTTCATGACGTTAATCAGGAAGTCGAGAGGATCGTCTGTGTTGTATTGATCCTCAAGTGGATCATCATCTTCATAACTCGAAGTTTCTATCGCTTTAACTTTAGGTTTTTCAGGAGTTAAACTTCGACCTTCTTTGTCGGCCTTTAACTTTTCGATATGAACAATAATTTCAGGATCTTTTCTTAATTTAGAGCCTGCCTGTGATGCTGTCTTTTCTGCATAACCTGCTGAAATTGCAGCTTCTTTGTTGCTTAATCCGTCAACAACGGCCTGAGCAAACTTTTTCATTTTTTCGCTTAGTGCCATTGGTTAACCTTTAACTTTTCGCTTTAACTTTTGCTGAAAGGGGAAATTTTTTTATAAGTGAGATGGTGGGCGGTGTCCGCTGGCTCAGGGTTTTAAACTTTTTGACTCCCCCCTGCCTATTCACTCGCGTGAAGCTGCCTCAACAATATCATCGATTTCCATTGCACGTTCACGCAGCGCTTCTCTTGCATCACTAGGGATTCGAACATCGAACTGCATGCCGCGCATGAAGTTGGCCACAGACTCTAGCCGCTCTAACAATTCTTCATTACTCATTGCTTGCTCTCTCTATTTGTTTTTGCTTTATGACATGGCACACACAGCGACTGCAGGTTAGCTTCATCATCCGTACCACCTTGAGCCACATTAACGATATGGTCCAACTCAAGCTCCATGGTTACGCGACCACATGAACAACATGTCCACTCATCACGTGTATGAATCTTCTGCTTGAGTCTGCGCCATGGTCTACCACCACGACCCTGACCCCAATTGTTTTTAGGTGGTCTCGGTGCCTTCGGTGTCATCGCCTGTAGTTTGTTTTGCAGTCTGGGTAGTTTCATTCACTTCCACTCGCATCAGTCCAATAGCCTTAAGCTGCTCATCACTCAGTGCTTGCAATGAGATACCATCAGATAAAACCACAACCTTAAAATCATTATTGTATTTAGACCAAGCTGCCTTAATCTGAGTAGCATGTTCTGCATTAAGCCTTTCTGTTGTGGTCAACACTCCTAGCTTTGTATCACTAGGTACAGCTTCAAAATTAATGTTGATAACCTTAGACCTTTGATACCACTTCTTAATTGATTCAAACATATCTCACCCATCCAAATACTGTGACTTCTTAGGCTTATCATCCTCACCACCTTCCAACTGAATCAATAGCTCATTGATCTGAGCATTTTGCTCATTGTTGATCTGGATGACTTGGGTCACTTGGTTTATTAGCTGATTGTTCTGTTCGATCAGCTTTAGGAGTAAGTCGTTCGATGCACAACCGCATTCGTTCTTTTGATCGATCATATTGTTCTTTCATCCATTTGCGTCGTGCTTCACAGCCTTGGCATGTCATTAGCTCATCTCCATCACATATTTAAGATCATCTGGACAAGTCAGCTTCACACCATCTTTCAAGCACCACATTTCAATATCGGTTAAGAATTCAGCCATCTGCTTTGTCGTGGCTTCTGTAATGCTCATTCGATTTGATACAAACTGTCTTAATGGCTCATAGCCTGAACTACCTGAATTTTTCAAATCACGCATGACCTTGAATGTTTCAGGATATTCGCCAACATTGTCACGGTTATAAATGATCGACAGATATTTGTATTTGAAGAATGCAGACGATTCCTCTTTATCTAATCCACGTTGCTTGCCGTACTCAGTCATCCATAGCCAGTACAGTCTTCTTTGTGCGCCAGATAGCGTTTCTTGCTTCTGATCTATGCGAACAACCAACGGCTTACCACTCTCAATCGCCTGATTGTAATTAGTATGCATGTAGTTAATGGCTTTGGTGATGTCGGCATGACTCTGGATAGGAAACACGGCTTTTTGCATTTCCTATCCCTCCTTTGAGTTATTGCGCTTGATACAGCTTTTCTTTCAGCAAGTAACCTTCAAGTTGCCAAATTTTGTTACGGGCATTTTCGTACGCAATCTTTTTGCCAATTTCAGGATCAAAGTTTTCAGGACTTGCACATGCTGATTCACCTGTAACCGTGAAACCGTTTTTCAAAACAATTACGCAGAAGGTTAATAGGTCAAGCTGCTGTGGTGGATTGATGAATCGCTCACCTTCAGGCAGTGAGTTAAATTCTTCAGAAGATGCGAGCGCACCTGCATAACCATCACCAGCAGTAAAAAAGTGAACACTTTGAATAACTGAATTAATGTGATCAGGTGTTAAACGTGGTGCATTAAGACCCTTGTCTTGAATTTCTTGTTCAATCTGTTTTTCGTTTGACATCTTCTTCTCACATAAAAAAAGAGCCATCTGGCTCAGTTAAAAAATCTCTTTGTCTGTTTGATTCAACATCCGCTCAACTCTCACCAGCCACTGATCAAACATCGCTTCACTTTGTTCTCGGTTGCCCAACTTGTATTGATCAAAATCAGAATGGCACACGTGACACAAAGGAACTGTAAACGAATCATCTGCTTTTATCCCTCTACCCTTACCATGCTTTGCTGAATTTGAATGAGCAGCCTGACTATTTGGATTGCCACATCGAATGCATGGCAGCTTTCTAATTTCAGCGAGTCTTTTAGGATTGCGCTTCATAGAGATTGATTCTGATGTTTCTTGCTCGCTCTCGATGGCGTTTAAGCTTTTCATCAATATTCACCATCTCTTTAGCGGTCATCATGCTGCGTGACAGGCTGAGTAAAATATCAATCTGGTCGCAATGTTCTTTTAATTCCCTTTGTGCAGATACTATGTCCATACGCACCACCAATAATCCAACCGAGGAAATGTAGACTTATGCAGCATCTTTAATGGCTGCAATAACCACATCACAATGGTTTCGTCTTGAAATCTCTTGTTTAATTTCTTCTGGATGCTCACCATGCAGAGCAAGCATTGATTCTGCTATCTGCTCATTGGTGTCGTGCCCCAAACCCCAAGAAGTGCCTTCACCACGAATATTCTGGTCAACATCAATAATCGTATAATAGCCCTTGCCAAACATACTTTGCGTGCAGATAACAAATGGATGGCGAACAGCACGAACAACCCACCAAGATTTATCCAGTTTTACTTTTTGACCAACTTTTAGGTTTTTTGCATTCATAACAGCCACCACCAATAAGAAAAGAAAAACCCCACCAATAATGCATATTGAGCGGGGTTTCATGTGCCGTAATCCGTTCGGCTAAAGTCACCGAAGTGACAAGGGT